TCACCTCTTGTTCTATCAATCGCTAGTTTATAATCATTGTTTCCAACGTCACCAACATTGTGACCAGAGAAGTTATCTACAACAAATCCATTTTTAAATCTATCAAAACCATTTGAGTCTTGTATTTGTAAAGATTGTGCATCAGCCTCTAGTAAAGAGAGTTGAGTGTAGTATTCCACATTTTGTATTCTTTTTTCTAAACGACCTATGTCTCTCATAGTAAATCGTCTATTGTCTTGTTTATCAACCACTACTTCATCTGTATTTAAAGTGAACGCAGGTATAGTTAATGTTGCAAGATGTATATTACCATCTAAATTTTGTGGCGCTAAAGGATTTAATGAAGACGCACCTTTGACTACTTTTATTTCACCGTTTCTTGTTAAGAAAATTTTATCTATTCTACTTAGGTGAAAAGAAAAGTCTGTTGTAATGTCTGAGTTAAACTCTGGTACATCTATTGTACTATTACCTGTGCCATTATAACTTCTTTCAAAATCTGAACCAGAAGTGGCACCTGGTAATGTAGAAGCATCATCTACTCTAGGTCTAAAATCTAAACTATCTCTTAACTCAAAAGTTGTGCCTAAAGTTTCTGATGTATAACTTGGAATATTCTCATAATCAACAACACCAGAATAAGAATCAACATCAAAGTAGTCACCAGCACCATGAGCAAAGAAATCAAAATTAATTAATAATTGACCAGTTGGTTTTAATGCACCTGGTTTTAATTTAATTCTACCTATGTCATAGAAATTATCTCTTTGACCTGTATCTAAATCAAATCTACTTGTTATATCTGTATGTGAACTTGTTGCAGTTGTACCAAACGCAGGTGACATATAAATGTTATTAATTTGAAATACATCTGCTTTTGCTAGACCAACAACACCACTCTCAATAATTGACTGTGATGATATGTTTAGTGTTTGTGAACTATTTAAAGTTTTTGTTTTAGAGCCAGCAACCGTTCTACTTACCGTTGCCAAAATTTTTATTTTATGACCAGCAAAGTTTGCACCGAAATCTAGTGTTAATGTTTTACCAGTAGGAGATCCACCTAAAGTAAATAACGCATCACCCTCGTGGTTATTACCTGAGGTATTTAAACTATCACCCACACTACCTGTTCCACCAGAACCTGTGGTCATTATTGAAACTGTGAAATCATCATTTGCATGTGAACTAAATGTTTCGTTTGTACCAGCAGTAATTGTTGCATCACCGTTAGATGATAATGTAGAAACAAATTGTCTTCTTACATTAAAGTTTGTATCTGTTGCTCCACTATTCGCATCTGTCTTTAATGTTTTGACTGTTGTGTTTGGTAACTTAAATATTGATATGTTTTGTTCTGGGTTTTGTAACTTTGCTCTTTGTCTTGTTACAATACCACCAGTTGTTACATCACTACCACCAACTGCAGAAACTAAAGTCAATTCCGTTTGTGAGATAATATTTCTAACCGTTCCTGTAACCGTAGCACCAGCGTCATTTGTAAATGATATAGAATCATCTACTTTTAATTCTGTTGTAAATCTTGTTCCTTTACCTCTAACTGTTGAACTAGAGTTTGCCACTGTGACGTTACCTGTTAATTCTGTGTTCGCACCATTTGTAGCATCTAAAACTGTATCTGCTGTGTAAGTAGGTGAACCTGCCATACCAACTTGTTTAGTTTGTTCAAAGTCAAAAGAGGTGACACCTTTAAAACCTATTCTATCAGCTTGAATTGTTCCACTAGCATTTGAAGAATCACCAGTCACTGTTTCACTAGCGCTAAATGTTCCTTGTACGTTTGATAATACGACTGTCGTATGTTTTGCTGTAGGATTACCTGATTGAGCAGTGACGTTTAATGCTGTCGTACCATCACTATCAAATAATTCAAAAGTATTTGTTGTAGTGTTTCTTACAACACAAACTCTATCACCAGAGTTTACAACGCTATCAACAGAATAAGTGCCATCAGATAAAGTAATTTGTTGACCATCTACAAACCCGTGTGACGCTAAAGTTGCGACTGAAGGACTAGCAACAGTTATCGCAATCGCCTCACTTTTTGTTGCTGTATCTGACATAACAACACCAGTTGCTCCTGAAGTTGCACCTGTTAATGTCTCGCCTGTAGTAAATGATGCACTCGTTGTTAAATCAACGTGTGTAAACATTTCTATATCAAATAGATAATGTCTATAAACACCTGAAGTTGCGAATATGTCGCTTGATTCTGTACCTGATACATATTCAAAACCACGAGACTTAGCTCTACCTATTTGTGTTACATCAACACCTACTGTCGGTACCTCTGTACCTCTGACACTCGTAGGGTCTCTATATAAATTTACATTTTTAAATGCCTCTACTTCACCTGATACGAAACTTACATCTGGTGATCCATAAACGTTATCTACGTTTACAAAGTTTTTTACATTGAATCTTGTTTTATTATTATTGGCATCATCAGTATCTCTAGCTTTATCTACATCAACATATGTTGTTGATAATACTTCTGCCTCATAACCACTTACATAAGCTTTAAAAGGTGATACACCAACAGCAAGTTTAGTGGCTAATCCACCATTACCAGATGTAAATATACCTCTGTTATTTCCACTTATTAAATGTTCTCTAACATCAAACTCTGGATTAGTTAAAACATAATCACCTGATTCGTCAAATGTTCTTCTTGCTAAAGTATCTTCTAAAATACTATATTCTGTTGATCTCGCTTGACCTTTAACAACACCATTTACTACTCTTAATATTTCAAAGAAGTTAGAATCTTCTGTTGATGCTAGTGTCTTTTTTGTTAATGTTAATTGAATTTTAAATCTATGAGCACCTGGCGCATTTACATTAGAACTACCAGTTGCGTTATCATTTAGAGAACTATCATCATTAGGCGTTACAAATGATTCTGTAACCGCATAACCAACTCTATATGATGGTGTGTTTGTATATTTGTCTAGTATTAAAGTTTCTGAGTCTGTTTTTACAAAGTAACCATTGATATAAAAAGTACCTGCTTTACCTATAGCGGCAGAACCCGTTGCAGTTGTATCTACTACCGCTGACAAAGCAACACTATCACTATTTGTTCCCGTAATAGTTTCACCATCAGAAAATACAAACGCCGTATTATTTGTGCCAGTTTTTTCATATTTAACATAAAGAGTATCTGGATCAGATCCTGATAATGCATCTGTCTTTGTTATCTCTGCGACAACACCTGAAGTGCCACCTGTAAGAATTGTACCAACTGTAAATTGTGCTAAAGTATTAGAACTATCAATACTTGTTAATTTTACTGCGTAATATTTGTCATCAAATCCTACACCGCCAGGTATTACAATAGCCCCTTGTTTAAATACATGGTCACCAAATTTTTCAATCTGGTTTTGTAATATCGTCTGTGATTGTGTTAATTCTCTTGCCTGTACAGCAAAGGCTGGTCTAAAGAGGACTCTATGAAATTTTTTACTTTCGCTAAAGTCATCAAAGTAAGGCGAGAGATTAAAGTCTGTTGGACTTGGCATTTATTCCTCTCTTAAAATTCTATAATCAATTTAACGTTTTCAGTTTGATCCGCTGCTCTTGTAATAGGTGATCTATTTTCAACATACATAATGTCACCTGTATCAGCATCAATCTCTCCTGCGTTATAACCACTAGTAAATACTACGCTGTCAACAGTCGTTGAAGAAGTTGATGGAGTTGCAGTCACACTAGAACTTTGACCAGTAATTGTATTTGCGCCAGAAAAGGCTGTTAAATTACCATTACTATCAACACCTTCATCATTAAATCTTGTTTGTATGTAATAAAGAATATTATTTGAACTATCCCACTCTACTACTTTACCTACAGCGCCTGTTGTAGCTTGATTGATTTCTTCGTCAACCGTAAAGGTACCAGATGGACTAGTTACTAATACAGCTTTTGTTCCTCTTAATGTTGTTGCCGATGCGGCAGAACCACCAGACGAAATATCTCTCATTAATGCGACACGTCTAAAATCGTTTGCAGTTGTAAAGTCACCTGAGTTACCTGCTTCTGCAGCTTCAAAGTTAGTATTCATCATTACAAAAAATCCACCTAATTCTTTAATTGCGTTTTTACCGTGTCCACCTTTTGGTTCA